GGATGTCCAAGTAGGCTTGATGCGGGACGAAGATGTATCCCCTAAAGTTAGGTCTGATGCAGCTAAAGCAGTCCTTGAGTACACAGTTATGCCTGATGCTGCAGTAGGTAATAAAGAAGAAATATCGAATAAAGGTATGGATATTATTGCAGAGCTGGCTAGGAGTGTGACAGCGCTAGCTGAGGGCAAGCAAGCTAGAATTATTGAGGGCTCTGCTACTGCTCAAGAGATGGCGCGTAAGCCGGTGTATGCAGTAGAGGCGGAGATAATTGATGAGTGATATACCTACCAGTACAAAGAGCGCAACAGCTAAGTCAGTTGATCAGTATTTGAATGAAGTAAGATACTCAGAGGATCCAGATTACAAGCCTTCTGTATTCGCACTTAAGTTTATAGATTTCATACAGATGGTTACCGACGGTAAAGGAGAGTCTAGCCCTACACCCACTTTTCATTTGAAGATGTTGGATAAGGTAGCTACTTCCGCCCCTCGCGTGGCTAACCTAGCAGCCCGTGGGACGAGTAAGACGTCATTGCTAGCTGAGTACCTATTATTCTATATAGCCATCTACGGGCGGCTAGACGGCTTTGGGGCTGTCGATGTCTCTATGTACGTAAGTGATACTATGGAGAATGGAGTAAAGAACCTGCAGAAGAACATGGAGTCTAGGTATGACAACTCAGAGTTCCTACAGAAGTACATTCCTGAAGCCAAGTTCAACCAAGCAGAGATGTTGTTTAAGAACGCTTCAGGTAAGTCTTCCTACGTTAAGATGTTTGGCGCCAGCACAGGTATTCGTGGATTCAAGTACTTTGGTAAGCGTCCTCAACTAGCCCTGTTTGACGATTTACTGTCAGATAAGAACGCTAAGAGTGATGGGATATTAGAGGATATTGAGAACATGGTATACAAGGGTGTTATGCCTGCATTGGATATAACCCATAAGAAGATCATATTCTCAGGTACCCCCTTCAACGCCGCAGATCCACTGTATAAGGCCGTTGAGTCTAAAGCCTGGTTATCCAACGTATATCCGATTGCAGAGGAGTGGCCAGTAAGCCGAGAGGACTTCAGAGGAGCCTGGCCTGAGCGGTTCAGCTATGATGCCCTTGTATCTGATTGGGAGGTAGCAGTAGAAGATGATCAGACGAGTGCATTCATGCAAGAGCTTATGCTACGTATTAGTAACCCGGTGGATAGACTGATTCGAGACACAGAGATCCTTTGGTATAGTCGAGAAGTCCTACTCAAGCAGAAGTTCAACTACAATTGGTATATCACTACTGACTTAGGGACAAGTGCTAAACGTTCTGCAGACTACAGTGGTATATCTGTATGGGCTATTAACAGCAAGAATCACTGGTTCTGGGTTGATGGTATATTAGCTAAGCAAGATTCTGCAGCTAATATGGATGATATATTTCGTCTAGCTCACAAGTATGAACCCATGAGTGTAGGCATTGAAGTTAATGGGCAGCAAGGTGGATTCATCCCCTGGCTGCAGAAAGAGCAGCTAAGCCGTAACATATTCTTTGATATAGCTCGTAGTACTAGCGCTAGCGGGGAAGGGCGGTTAGGTATCCTAAGCCCAACAGATAAGAACAAGTTGGAGCGCTTTAACATCATTCTACCCCAATTTAAAAAAGGTAAGGTATGGCTTCCTGAGGAGTTAAAACAAGACCCTATTATGGTAGAAGCAGTAAAAGAGATAAAAGGAGTAATGAAGCGTGGTATAGTCTCACGTAATGACGACTGGTTAGACACTTTATCCCAACTTGGTCTTATGGAAATCTTTACCCCTTCGGGTATCACTACTGACCCTAGTTTACCGATTGGGATACAAAATGATGTAAATAATTTTTGGGGGAGCAATCCTCCTCCTACAAGTTCAACTGGAGGTACTGGGAATTCCAGTTACTTTGTTTAAAGGTACTATATGAGCAACAATATAAAGAATGGCAGTACTTCAGTACTTCAGATTATGTCTAACCTTACCTACGGAGAATTATCTCAGTATGCGGTAGGAGGGGCTAATCAAGGGCAAGTACTTGAAAAAGACTACCCTCGTGTTATGTCAGCTATTAATCGAGGTGTGAACGAGATCCAGAAAGACTTGTCTGTTCATGAAGGCTCAATAAGGCTACGGCTAATAGAGGGTGTTTTAACTTATCCTATCCATAGTCAACATAGTATGGTGACAGGTACCCATGTACATAAGTTCGTTGATGACTCTACGTATGAGCCCTTTGAGGACGATATACTACGTATTCTAAGGGTCTATGATAAGGGAGGTACTGAACTACCTATCAACGAGCATAACTTATCAAATACTATCTATGTACCAGCACATAACGTAATTCAACACCCTTTTGTTATAGACCAGGATATTCTAGGCGTTGTATACTCGCGCTTTAGTAAAGCTGTTACAGTTACTACAGCAGAAGAAGCTGCTTCAACTTACCTAGCTATTCCTGACCCTACCCTAAGTGCTTTATATGCTTATGTGGCTAGTATCATGAGTGCAGGTATTACTACCGCACAAGAAATATCTGATTCAGATAAATGGCGTGCTGAGTATGAGGCTAGAATAGCTAAATTAAAGTACAACCCAGCGACACCTCCAGAGAGTTACTCTAATACTAAACTTACTGATAACGGTTTTGTTTAGATAAATAACAACGTACAATCAATTAAACATATAGGAGTAACCCATGCAGACCCCCTTAAACAGAGATACAGGCAACGAAATAGTAGAACGGTACATAGGTACCGCTTACGATAAAGTAAAGGTTGTAGCTGATAATATAGCTGAGATCACCTCGGCTGCAGCCCTTGCCCCTGATGTAGCCATAGTAGTTGGCGCCATTGCTAATATTAACGCAGTAGGGGTTAATATCGCTAATGTGAATACAGTTGGCGCTAACGCAGCTAGTATTAACAACGTCGCGACCAACGCAGCTAATGTGAATATAGTTGCTTCCGCAGATTCTGATATTACTTCTGTAGCGGGCAGTGTGGCTAACGTTAACGCCGTAGCAGGTAACGTAACTAACGTTAACGCCGTAGCTGCAATAGCAGCTAATATAGCTGCTACATCCTCTAATGCAGTAGACATATCCTTTGTTGCTGACAACATTACTGCCATAACAGCGGCAGCAACAACCCTAGAAACTCTCAGCTTTGCTACAAGTGTAGACGGCTGGACAGCGCCTAGCGATGCATGGGTATACGTTGATGCTAATACCTTTAAGGTTGTTGGCGTAGACCGCACAGCAATATTTCCAGTAGGGGCTAAAATTCAGCTAGTTAATCCTGCTACTAAATTCTTTTACGTAGCTTCAGTAGTCTTCGGTACTGATACTGTTGTTTCCCTGTTACCTAATAGTAGCTATTCTCTAGCTAACTCTGCCATTACTATCCCCCAATACTCTTACCAAGACACGCCAGGTGGTTTCCCTAACTGGGGTAGTGCGAACCAGACTTCTGCTCTAGCAGCAGAGGTAGCATCTCTTATTGCCTTTAGTGACAGTGATCTCAGTTTTCCTCCAAGTACTTTTAGGCTTGATGTGTCTGCGGCGAATCAAGCAGTACAGACAAACGTTAATGGACAGTCCGTTTCGTCCTTAGTAATAGGGAATATCCTTCATTTCGGTGATGGCTACATACCAATACCTCCTGCAGAGGTAATGAATATTGTCTTGACTGTACAAATGTCAACGGCAGTAGCCTCTAAGAACGTGAAGTTGGTTGTAAATGTTTATAACAGCACAGGAACTTCGGTGCGGCAGGTAAGCTTCGATGACGTAGCAGTTTCAGCAGACACAGCAGAAGCAACTATATCCTTAAGCAACGTCCTATTGGACACTGACATAACTGAGCCAACTGAAGGTAGGGTTGAGATTCAACGATTGGCTACAACTACAAATGAGCACCCCGGAGACATTCAAGTTAAAAAAGCGGTGGTGACTTATGTCTGAATTTATAGCTCCGAATTATAACTATGCTCCTGAGATATCCGCGTCATTCGATCAGGGTTTCCTGGATGCAAGTGCCGTACATCGGGCAACACCCGCGAATATCGGGGATGTTGACGTTAACGGGTGGGAAGTCGGGTACTCTGTTGGTTACCGAGAGGCGCGGGATTACCATAAGACTGCCGTAGTTACAGGCGCAGATCTTAGTGGGCAGTCCCGCGCTTACTTAGATGGGTATAGTGCAGCGAGTACGTTTCATTCGACTAATACGATTACAGGTGATGATCTGCTCTCTGTTGAGCGCGGTTACGCAGAAGGTTATAAAGCTTCTAGGGACTACCACACTACAAACACTGTAACAGGTACTGATGCGACGGGGCTGCTGCGAGGATACGCCGAGGGCTACCAGAACTCTAGCGCCTTTCACACTGCTGCAGCCACGTTAACCAACCCAGCTAATGACGCATCTGGCGTGGATCGTGGTTACAATACTGGCTACAACGTAGGCACTGCAGCAGAAACCCGCCCACATATTGTTTGTGGTTTAGGGGCAAATTTTGTAGCTACAACGGGGGACGCTATATACACATTGCCGTGCAGTACAACACTCAGTTCGAAGGATGTAACGAATAGTAACGGTACTATTACAATCAACTCAGCAGGTACATGGGAATTTTATATGTTATTTTCATGGGCATTTACGGTCAATCATTGGGCGCAGAATACTATATTCACACGGGCAACTATACACGAGGAGACAGGCGGGGCGTTAGGAACTATCAGAGGGCGCGGCGTTACCCGAAGAAGAAACAGCGACGATTGGTTCGGCTCTACTGGGGCATACTGGAGAGGTACAGTATCTGCTGGAGACGCATTTACCGCCCGAGTAGAGTATGATTGGAATGACTCGGATGAGATGACGGTATATAAAGAGGCTACAGATATTGATACGTTGAGCGTCCCGTCACAAGCCACTAATAAAGGTGGATACACTGAAATTTTTGGACCTGCGTGCAGGTTCGTAGCAATTAAACAGGGTTAAAAAATTATGAACTTACAAACAATTATTAGTTACTATCTTAAAGGTGTTCCAAAAGATCACTATTCATTCCAAGTATTCGAAGATGCAGAAGGTGTACAAACTCTGGGATGGTACTTTTGCTCCCCCGCGTATGACAGACCTCAGCCCTCTTCTGAAGAGATGGGAGCTATGGAAGCGGACGCTGTTGCGTGGCATACAGGCAATACTTTGACTACAGTCTCATACTATGATTTTTGGGAGCTACTGTCTTTGTCCTTACAGATTTCTGTATCAAATGAAGCCGAAAGATTACGTAGACTAGTAGCCCCAGATACAGAGCTAGCGCTATTGATTGGGAAGACGTCAGATATATCAAATCAAATCGACCTAGTAGACCCAGCTGTAACTGGCCCCGGAGGCTACTTCGAGGTAATCCTGGCTAAGCTAGTTGAAAATACGGTATTGACCCAAGCCCAAGCAGATGCCTGGGCTGAACTTCAGCCTGTCACTTAGACTTAAATAATCAACACTTCGATGGTGGGAGCAGGAATGCTAGATGAAACAAACAGTACTGAACCAGTAGAGCTCCAGCCTACTTGGAAGAATGCGCCTACTGCTATTAAGTTGCGGGATGACTTAAAGGAAGCTAGCTCAATCCACTCAGCTCAAGCAGCTAAGATCGGTGTGTGGCTAGACAACTTAAACGTTGAAGGTAATGCGAAAATTAAGGGAGGTGTAGGCAGATCTACTATTCAGCCTATGCTTATCCGTAAGCACGCTGAGTGGCGGTATGCCAGCCTTAGTGAGCCGTTACATACAGCAGCCACCTTATTTACTGTTAAGCCAGTAAGCGGAGAAGATGGTCCTATAGCTAAGCAGAACGGAGCTATCCTAAACCACCAATTTGAAAACGAGATAGATAAGATTGGCTTAATCGACGAAGCTGTAAGAACTGCAGTAGACGAAGGTACTATTATCTACCGCATAGGTTGGGATCTGAAGACAGAGAAGCAAGAGATAGATGTAGATGTTGTCAGTCTAGGCGACATAGTAGGAAGTATTAAGCAGGAGCAGGAGGTTACTATAGTATCTCGGCCTACTGTAGAGATTGTACCCTTTAAGTCATTCCTTCTGGATCCGAATGCCCGGGGTAATATTAAAGATGCTCAGTTTGCTATTTATCAATTCCCTACTAACATCTCTAAGCTGAAAGCCCAAGGGTACCAGAACCTGGATTCTATTAACGTTCAGTCTATGTCTCAAGATGACTCAGATAACTTTGGCGGAGACAGACATCCTACTGAGTTCAACTTTAAGGATAGTGCTCGTAAAGAGTTTACTGCCTACGAGTATTGGGGTTTCTGGGATATTAACGATGATCACGTACTGGTTCCTATTGTAGCTACCTTTGTTAATAACGTAATGATCAAGCTAGATGAGAATCCTTTCCCTGACGGTGGCTTACCTTTTGTTATCACCCAGTACCTACCTGTACGTAAGGCTAACTACGGAGAGCCTGATGGTGCGCTACTTATAGATAACCAGAAGATTATGGGAGCTTTAACCCGTAGTATGTTGGATACAATAGGTCGCTCAGCTGCAGGACAGAAAGGTTACATGGATCAAGCTTTAGATGCAGCGAATGAGCTTAAGTTCCACAGAGGCGAAGACTATAAGTTTAG